AGAACCAGCGACAGATGGTCGCGTCCTTCCCTGTCGACCAGGTCTGTCATGTTCGTCGGCCGAATCCGTCGTCCGCGATCTGGGGACTGTCGCCGTTCATCCCCGGTAAGAAGTCGATGCTATTCAATCGGTACTCGTCCGAGTACCTAAACAACTTCTATTTGAAGGGCGCGACTCCAGGTCTCGCCCTGGAGATGGAAGACTCGGCGAACGAGCAAAACGCCCTTCGTCTCCTCCGGTCGTTCGAGATGGCGTACACTGGACGCCGTAACCAGCGCCGTACCCTTGTCCTCCCGAAGGGCGTCAAGGCGAAGGAAGTCAGTCACTCTCTCGCCGATCAACAGTTATCGACGTACCTGGATAAAAACCGCGAGACGATCCTCGCCTTACTTAAGGTCCCGCCTCATGAGGTCGGACTTCAGACTGGCGGATCACTCGGGTCGGAGGAGTACAAGACCAGTCTGAAAAACTTCTGGTCTTCGACCCTCAAGCCAACGATGAGAATGATCGCTGGCGCGATGACGAAACACTTCCAGCATAAACTGGGAGAAGGATACTTCCTCGAATTCGTCACCGACGACATCGACGCCCTTCAAGAAAACCAGGTCGACAAGGCCGTTTTGGCTGAGAAACTTCTCAAGACCCATACACTAAACGAGATCCGCGCGAAGTTGTACGACCTGTCGCCAGTCCCAGGCGGGGACGCGGTCCTCGGCCAGGCGCCCGTCTCGATGTTCGGACCAGCGCCAATATCGCCAATATCGCCAGCGGCGCCAGCGGCGCCAGCGGCGCCAGCGCCCGCGGCCGGTGGAAACACATCCGCCGAGGCGGCCGCGAATCAACTCACATCGCCGACCCAGTCACTCAACGGCGCCCAGGTCCAGGCCTTGATCCAGATCGTTCAGGCGGAGGCGGCCGGAGAACTCGAACACCAGGCCGCGGTCAACATCATCCGAGTCTCGTTCGCCGTCTCCCAACAAGACGCCGAGGCGATCTTAGGGAAGGCCGGACTGACGAACCCAACAGACGCGAACCCAGTCACGGAGGCGCCTCTCAAGGCCGCCGAAGTTCTTCGGTCCGGAGAGGCGGTCGACGTTAAGGATGACGCGCCATCGGGGGACAGGGAGTCCTTCGCCTCTCGCCTGGAGAAGGCGCCGAATAACGCATGGTGGCAAGAACGCCGCAACATGACGGCCGACCTCATGAAGAAGGGCGCCGAAGACTTCACGCCGTTCGTCCTTGAGACTCTGTCGGACATGACGACGTCGATGATCAAGGCGGTCAAGACCGCCCTGTCTGAGAAGGCCGCGGAGAGGAAGATCTCCAGAGCGCAACTCCGGCGCATACTGGCCGACATAACCAAGAAGAATAACTTCGAAGAAAAATGGATAAACGCCCAGGTCGCCGCGTTCGAGTCGACGGTCGAAGTCGGTTATGACATCGCCCTGTCTCTCCCGTTCAAGTTACCGAACATGGAACAACTGGACGTTGTTCGCTCGAAGAACGAACAAGGTCGCCGCGACGTCCTTGAGGAACGGTCCCTGGAGACGTTCGCCAATATCTCCGAGACGACGACCGAGAAGGTCATGTCGATCGTCGAGAGAGGGATCAAGGAACAGATGACCGTCGACGAGATCGTTCGGTCGATCGTCGCTGAACCAACCTTCTCGAAACTTGAAGACGTAAACCGCCGCGCCGAGACCATCGTTCGAACGGAGACCATGGTCGCCTCCTCGATCGGCCAGGCCGCGATGATGGACGACGCCGCGAAGTTCATCCCGAACCTTAAAAAAATGTGGGTCTCAACTCTGGACGACAGAGTCCGCGGTAAGGACGGCGGACTGTATCCAGATTCGAAGGCCGATCACTTCGGACTCGACCGCCAGGTCGAGGATCATGATAAACCGTTCGTCGATCCCAGGAATAATGATAAGTTAATGTATCCAAGGGACACGGCGGGGAAGGCGGAGTCGACTATAAACTGTCGATGCACGATGATCGTCCTCCCAGAAGATCAGATGAAGGAGTTCGAATCATGAAAAGACTGGTCTTCGACTTCGAGGTCAAGAATAAAAACGGGAAGAACATTACGATCGAAGGGTTCGCTAACCCGAACACGGTCGACCGGGCGAAGGAACGCATCGACCCGAAGGGATGGAACCTCGACAATTACAAGAAGAACCCAGTCGTCTTGTTCGATCACGGTCACGATCCCGCGTTCGGTTTTTTGCCGATTGGTAAGACGACCGTCATCGAGGCGCGAGACGACGGCCTGTACACGAAGATACTGTTGTCGAACTCCCAGACCGAGAAGATCACGGCCGTTCGCGACCTGGTCGAGGAAGGTATCCTAAAGACGTTCAGCGTCGGGTTCGATCCCCAGGAGGACACGAAGGACGGCGACACGATGATCATAACGAAGGCGGAACTGATCGAGACCTCGATCGTTCCGATCCCGATGAACCAGGACTCGACGTTCAGTCTCGCCGCGAAACGCTTGGGATCTGGAGTCTCGCCGCTGGCGGCGCGCTGGTTTCTGTCGTTCGCCAAGAAGGCGACACTGATCAAGGAGAAGAAGTTCCTCGCCGCCCTCCTGGTCCAGCGTATCGCGGACCTCCAGGAGAAGGGCAACTTCGATCTGAAGAAGGTCGTCGATTACGTCGCCGCCGCTGGCGCGATCAAGGCGAGTGTCGTCGAGGATATCATCTCCGGGAAGGTGATCGGTCCCAGTCCTGTCGTTTTAAAAGCCCTGTCAGAGACCTTAAAAATCGAATTAAAACTTCTCACCAGCGTCGGCCAGATCGGCCTGGCCGCCCTTGAGAAGGCGAGGGAGGAGGTTAAGATGGATCCCAAGGAAGACCCGAAAAAACCATGCGACAATTCGAAGGCCGCCGGTGATCAGACGATGGTCGTTCAGTCGATCGCCGTTCCCAAGGAGATGTTCGCGGACGCCGAGTCGGCCGCGGGCATGGTCGAGCAACATGGCTATAAGGCCGACAAGATGACCGAGTCGGAAACCGACTGGGTCTTCGAACAACTCAGTCCCGACGAATGTAACGCGGCCGCTGGCGTCAAGGTCGACCTGGGTCAGGGAGTTCTGGCGATGGTCTGTCCGCCGAAGGCCGCCGCGAGTGAGGCGCCAGTCGAAACACCGAAGGACGCTGATCCCGCCATGGAAGAAGAACCCAAGAAGAAGGCCGCCCTTCCGTCCGGGGACGCGGCCACTCCTCCAGATGACAATCCGTATCTGGAACACATGAAGACGACTAACACGATGTTAGGAACCTTGATCGAAGAAGTGAAAAAACTCGGCCAGATTCTCTTGAATAGTCAGGCCGAGGATGTAAACGAGGACCTGACGAGTGAAGATGACCAGATGAAGGGACTTATGTCTCAGATTCGAACGGCTCACTCGTCCACTGGCGAACGGCTCAAGCGTCTCGGTTTATAAACCGCGGCGGTCTTTAAAGCGGGGACATGGTGTTTCCGTGAGTTAATCTAAGGAGGGATGTCAATGCTGACAAAGTCTGATCTGGAGAACGTACTCCAGGAGACGAAGGCCCTCAAGACCCGAACCGAGGCCGCTGAGTCCAAGGTTAAGGCGCTTGAGGATGAGAAAACGTCATGGCTAGCCAACGGCGGCGGCGGCGGTCAAGGACCTGTCGGAAACCGTTCCGGATCCGACGAGGCGCGCGCGATGAGATACTTCGGAGTATCACATCCGAAACACCTTCTCGCGATCAACGTCGCGGCGGATCGTTTCCGCGCCGTTCCAGAGGAACTAAAGCATGTCGTTTTGCAGTTTAAAAAAACTGTAGACACTTCGCGCTGGATCTCCCAGATGTTTTACGGCGAGGCGATGGACCGGATCGGTAAGAAGGAAACGGAAGACACTGTCTCCCGCGTCAAGGGTATCTTGACGAATCCTTACGGCCGCGACGTTCTCGTCCCGTACCTGAAGGCCTTCGGCTCGACCGTCGCCTCCGCTGGTGACGAATGGGTCCCGACCGCGATCTCGACTTCTTACATTCCAGAATATGAACTGGAAAAAGTCATCGAGAAACGCGTTCGCCAAGTCAACATGCCATCGAACCCGTTCGATATGCCTGTCCTCAAAAACGTCACGAAGGCGCGCAAAGCGTCCGAAGGCGTCGCGATGACCGGGGCGAACTTCGGGACTGACAAGATCAGTCTGTCGGCGACTAAACTCGCCGAGTATTATGAACTACCAGAGGAGTTATCAGAAGACTCCGCGCCGGACTTCCTGGCCGCCGCTCGCGACGAAGTGATCATGGCTCAAGCCCGCGCGGCCGAGTCGGCGATCATAAGCGGCGACGACGACGGAACTCATATCGACTCGGACACTCAAGCCCTAGCGGCCGACGTCGCCGAGAAGATCTGGAAGGGATGGCGTCGTCAAGCCCTAGCGAACTCCGCGAACGGCTCGACTCTCGACTTCGCTGGCGTGATCACAGAGGCGCTCCTCTCGACGCTCCGCGCCCGCATGGGTAAGTTCGGATCGAATCCCAAGGAACTCCTCTGGGTCCTTGGTCCCGTTGGCTATACTCAGATGCTCGCGCTACCAAGCGTGAAGACCCTCGATGTCTTCGGTCCCCAGGCCGTTGTCCTCCAGGGTGCGCTCGCAGCGTACCAAGGGATTCCAATAGTAAACTCCGGTCACTTTAGGGAAGACCTAAACGCGACTGGCGTTTATGACGGCGTGACGACGACGAAGGCCGCCGTCATTCTGGTCAACGCGACTCGCTGGTACTTAGGCCAGCGTCGTCCGATCCAGATCAAGTTGATGAACGATCTTCCTTCTGGCGACCGTTGGTTGCTGGCAAGTTATCGTCGCGTCGACTTCAAGGGTCACGTTCAATCGGCGACAGAGAAGTCTGTCGTTTACGGTTACAACGTCACGACCTAAGATTGATCTAAGCTAATCTCCTGGGGGGAGGGGGAGACATCCCCCTCCCTTCATTCTTTTAAAGGTGAATTATGACAGATCCAGTCTTTAGACTGGGACTTCACCAGTCCCTTCCGATCTTCCGGCCGACAGTCTTGTCGCCTGGGACGTATGTCTATAGGCTGGCGCCCGCTGGAAATTCTGTTCTGTCGACTGTCTTCGTCAAGATGATCGCGGTCGGAGCGACGGTCGATGTAAAATATTACGACTTCGCCGCGGCCGCGAACGAGACGCCGCCAGGTCGTTATGATCTCGCCGCACATCCCCAGATCTCGACCGCCCCAGTCACCGATCGCCGCATCGTGAATAAGATCCATGCCGATTGCTTGATCGAAGTCATCGTCGCCAACGGCTCCGCCGAGGTCGCGATGTACGTCTCGGTCGTGACCGACTTCCCGGTCGAACTCAAGGGGAACACGCTCGACGGTCAGACCGCGAACCTTCTTCAAGACGGCGGACTTCCCGTCTCTGTTTACAATCCATCGGACGGAAAATTCTACCTATTACGCGGGGACGCTGGCGCCATCGCGGTCAGTTCATCGCTTACCACTGGTAAGACCGAAAACGCGGTCATCGCCGCGGCGAACGTCGAACAGTCGCATACCTTCCCCGCTGGGACGAAGTCCTTCATGATGAAGGCGAGAGGCGCCGGGAAACTCAAGATCGCGTTCGACTCTGGAACGTCCGGAACCAGTTATATGACGATCTGGCCGGGCGCCTTTTATCGATCGCCGGAGTTCAGTTCCGCGGCCAAGATCATTTATTATCAGAGTCCTATCGCTGGTTTAGAAGTCGAGTTCGAGTCCTGGGTTTAAGGTCAAGTCGCAGAGTCCGAGAAGGAAATTTGGTATTATCAAGTTCACAATATTGGAGGACTCTCGATGCTAGGTAAAGATAAACTTATTTATGACTCGACGACTCCGGCTGACGGCGACTCCGTCGCGGCGTTTATTCGGACTGGATCGGGCGCCCTGACATCGACAGGCGCCGCGGGCGCTCTCGACGTCAACATAACCAACGCCCTCGCCTTGAACGTCAATCTCGACGGCGATTATGACGGCGTGACTAACCTCCTTCCTGACTCGGTCGGAACCTTGGTTCACGACCGCGCCGCCGCTCCGGCCGTCTCTGATCAGAACAAGAGAACGACTGGCGCCGCCGCCTCGTCCGACGCCGTCGTCGCGGCGAACGCCCACGGCTCCGACGTCAACGCCTTCGGCATGATCTTCAACGGAACGACCTGGGACAGAATCCGCGGTACGTCTGGATCGGTCAACGTCGCGCCACTGGGTAACGTCGCCGACGACGCCGTCGACTCTGGGAACCCAGTAAAGGTCGGTACTCGCGCCGTGTCTGGCGCGCTCGCCGCCGTGTCCGCGACTGGCGACCGCGCCGATTCGATCTCCGATCTGTTTCGTCGTCAGTGGGTCAATACATCGGCGAACATCGCCGGATCGAACGCCGCCGTCTCCATCG